TTGAGGGCCGCCAGAACGGCAAAACCGGCGGCGTCCTGTTGCCGGTCACGCTGGCGGACCTGTATCTGTTCGATGCCGATCTGGTGATCTGGACGGCACACGAGTTCGACACTGCCACGGAGGCGTTCCGCGACTTTGAGCAGCTGATCGGCGGCTGCGATGAGTTGGCACGCCGCGTGTTGCGAGTTGATCGTTCGCATGGTGCGGAGGGTTTCGAGTTCCGCAACGGTGCCCGGCTCGGGTTTCGTGCCCGTACCGGTAAGGGTGGCCGCGGGTTCGGATCAAAACGGCTGAACCTGGACGAGGCCATGTTCCTTGACGCCGGCCCGATGGGTTCGCTGCTGCCGACCCTGTCGGCGCGGGATAACCCCCAGGTCGTCTACGGCTCGTCGGGTGCGAAGGCGATCAGTTCGCATCTGCATCAGCTGGTGAAGCGCGGCCGGACCGGGAACGATCCGGGCCTGGCGTATGTGGAACTCTGCGCGCCGGGCTCTTGGGACGAGCCAGGGTGTGCGGTGAAGGGCTGCAGTCATGTGGCGGGCGCCCATGACGGGTGTGCTCTGGATGATCGGACGAACTGGCAGGCGGCGAATCATTCGCTCGGTCACCGGCTGCGGGTTGAGGTTGTGGCTGGGGAGCGGCGAACGTTGCCGCCGACCGAGTTCGGCCGTGAGCGGCTCGGCTGGCATGAAGCCCCTGAGGAGCCGACAGCTCCGCCGATCACGGTGGAGGCGTGGCGTTCGAGGCTCGATCTTGAGTCGGCGATCACTGACGGCGGCCGGGTCGTGTTGGCGGCGGAGATTGCGCTCGACCGTAAGTCGGGGAGCATCGCCGCCGCGGGTTGGCGTGCTGACGGTAAGGCTCATGTTGGCCTGGTTGCGCATGACGGCGGCACCGATTGGCTGCTGCCAAGGTTGATCGAACTCGCCAGAGCTCACCGACTGCATGAGATCAAGCGTGCCGAGAAGCGTGGCCCGGCCATCATCTTGGACCCGACCTCGCCGGCCGGAACGCTGATCGACCCACTACGCGCGGCAGGTCTTGAGCCGGTGTTGATGACCAGCCGTGAGGTGGCCACGTCGTGTGGCGACATGCAGGATGCGCTCACCGACGGCACCGTCTGGCATCGGGATACGCCGGCAGTGGATGTTGCGATCGGTGGCGCCGTACGCCGCGACCTGGGTGATGGTGGCTGGGCGTTGGGTCGGCGGAAGTCGGCGGCCGTGTCGGTCGATATCACTCCTGCGGTGGTCGTGTTCAACGCTCGTTGGGGGCTGACTCAGGCGATCAAGGACTACGACGTACTAGCGAGCGTGCGCTAACCGAGCGTGAGGTGAGGGGGCTCGGGTGCGTGATGTTGTCACCACCGCACTGGACGCCCTCGGGCTTCTGCTTGTGGCTGCCGGTCTGATTTGGGGGCTGTTCCCGTTTGTCGGCGGCTTCTGTGTCGCGGCGGGGGGTGTGGTTGTCCTGGCCGGGTCATGGTGGGCGGCCCGTCCTCCCAAGCGAGGACGGTGAGCCGTGTCCCTGTTCAACAAACGGCTGTATGGCATCAATTCGGCCGCCGAGCTGATTCCGCAGCGGCCGCCGGCGCAGCGGGCCGGCGCTGTGAACGTGACGAACGAGACAGCGCTACGGCATTCGGCGGTGTGGGCATGTCTTCGGTTGCGGGCGAACCTGATTTCCACGCTGCCGGTTGATGTGTTCCGTCGGGTCGGCAAGGTGCAGATCGAGGCGTTCAAGCCGCCAGTGTTGGTGAATCCGGGCGGTGAGCGGGTCGGGATCTTGGAGTGGCTGTACTCCACCCAGGTCGATTTGGATCGTGCCGGGAACGCGGTCGGTTTGATCACCGAACGGGACGGGCGGGATCTGCCGGCCCGGATTGATTTGGTGCCGATCTCCGAAGTAACTGTTGTGGTCCGCAAGGGCGAACTGTACGGGTATCGGATCGGCGGGGTTCTGCACACCGACCTGTCGCAGATTTGGCATGAACGGCAGTACACGGTTGCCGGGTTGCCGCTCGGGTTGTCGCCGGTGGCGTATGCGGCCTGGTCGATCGGTGAATATCTATCAATCCAACAGTTTGCCCTGGATTGGTTCGGTAACGGGACGATTCCAGCAGCGATGCTGCGGAACAAGGCCACAACGCTCACCGATACTGAGGCTGATGAGGTGAAGGCCCGGTTTAAGGCGGCGGTGGCGGGCCGGGACCTGTTCACCACCGGTAACGACTGGGAATATGAGCCGATCCAAGCGCAGGTTGCTGGCGGCGAGTGGATTCAGGCGAAACAGTACGGGATCGCCGATATCGCCCGGTTTTTCGACTGCCCAGCCGATCTGATTGATGCTGCCGTGTCTGGTCAGTCGATCACCTACGCCAACATTGGGCAGCGGAACCTGCAACTTTTGATCATGCATCTCGGCCCGACGGTGGTTCGCCGCGAGGCAGCGTTGACAACACTGACCACCCGGCCGACGTACGTGAAGTTGAACACGGACGCCCTGCTGCGGATGGACCCGCAAACCCGGGCGATCACCATCGACACCCAATTGAAGAACGGCAGCCTGACCAACGCCGAAGCCCGCGCCCTGGAAGACAGACCGCCGCTGACTGCAGAGGAAATTGCGGAGTTCGTCCTGCTGTACGGCGCGAAGAGGGCTGAGCCGGCGGGGACTCAGCCGATAGGAGCCGCACCATGACCGACACCGCCATTGCTCTGACCGATATTGCCGCTCTGCGGGCTGAGGCTGCAGCCAAATCTCCGGGCGCTGTGCCGTGCGGGGTGGCTCGTTCGCAGCCGTTCCGCGGCGAGTTCCGGGCGCAGATGGTGAAACGTGACGGGCAGGACCGGTACCACATCGAGGGTTATGCCACCGTCTACGAGCAGCCGTACGAAATGTGGGATGCGTTCGGACCGTACAAGGAGATCATGTCGGCCGGCGCCGGTGCCGAGTCGCTGAAAGCCAGCCCGGATGTGGCGTTCCTGACCAACCATCGCGGTGTAACCATGGCCCGCACCACCAACGGCAGCCTTGTGTTGCGTGAAGATGCGACCGGGCTTCCCATTGAAGCCTGGTTGAACCCGCAACGGCAGGACGTCAAAGATTTGGTGATCGCCATCGACGACAAGGACGTCACCGAAATGTCGTTTGCGTTCATGATCGACGACGGGCAATGGTCCCCGGACTACAGCGAGTATCGGATCAACCGTTACGACATCAACCGCGGCGATGTGTCGGCAGTCAATTACGGCGCGAACCCGTACACGTCGGTCGCGGCCCGGGCACGGGAGATCCTCGCCGACCTGGACCATCTGAACCCGGGCGCGGCGCGTGCCGCACTTGAACGTCTGCAACATCGGCCTGACATGGCCGACCAGCTTCCGCCGGCAGATCAGACCGGCGGCGAACAGGTGAAGCAGGGCCGGTCAACGGCCATGATCACCCATCTGTTGCTCGCCGACGACTTCTAGGCCGAGCACCGCACCACCTTCTGCACCAAGCAACACGCCACCCGACATATCGGATCGGGGCGTGGTTTCCGTCGTGCGAGCCGGCAGATCGAACCGGTGGCCCGCAAGGAACGCGCATTGCTGCATCACATCCATAGCAATCGTGAAAGGAACCATCCCCAATGGCAACCATTGACGAGCTGATCGCCTCCCATGAGGTGGAGCTCGAAGCCGCCCAGAAGCGGCGTGACAAGACCACCATCGAAATCAAAGCCATTCTCGCCCTCGCCGGCCAGGAAGGCCGCTCAGCGGTTACCGCCGACGAGGATTGGCGGGTTACCGAACTCTTCGGAATCCGCGACAAGGCGAAGGTCGACATCAAGGGCATCCAGCAAAAGCTGGAGACGGCACAGCGGGTCAAGTCTGAGGAGACCGAGGCTGCGGACGCCGCGAAAGAGGTTGTGAAGACCCCGGCCGCGAACCGGAAGCCTGCCTACGATCAGGTGGCCCGGATCGGTGCGGAGGAACGCACCTACCATCCTGGCGTTGACCGTAAAGGCGCGACGTTCCTCCGCGACGTCGCCCGCCAATTCCTGTACAACGACGTCATGGCCAGCGAGCGGCTGTCACGGCACATGGCTGAGGAGCGGGTCGAACGGGCCGGCAAGTACATGGAGCGGGCCGCTGGCGACTCCCTGACCAGCAACTGGACCGGTCTCGTGGTGCCGCAGTACATCACCGAAATGAAAGCCCCGGCGATCGCAGCGTTGCGGCCGTTCGCGAACATCTGCAACAAGCACGACCTGCCAGCCGACGGCATGTCGGTCAACATCAGCCGGGTCACCACCGCCTCATCGGTTGCCCTGCAAGCCACCGAGCTGGCAGCCGTCTCGGCGACCAGCCTGGACGACACCCTGCTGACCGAGAATGTGCAGACCGCAGCCGGGCAGCAAACCCTGTCCCGTCAGGCCATCGACCGTGGCACCGGCATCGAAGAGACCGTCATGGACGACCTCTACCGGCGGTATGCCACCACCCTCGATTCGACGCTGCTCAACCAGGCCACCACCGGCCTGTCCGCGGTAGCGACAGCGACAGCGTTCACCACCGCCACCCCGGCGTTCATGTCCGCAACCGCAGCCGATTCCCTGTACGGGAAGATCATCGGGGCAACAGCGGGCGTTGAGGCTGCACTGCTTGCCTACGGATTCCCCACCCATGCGGTGATGAACTCCCGGCGTTGGCATTGGATCAACTCGAAACTGTCCGCGCTGTGGCCGGGTGTCTCCCAGCCGGGGATCACCGTCGAAGGGACCGGCGGCCTGAACGTCGGCGCCGGATACAACGAAGGCTCCCGCGGCATCCTGCCCAACGGACTCCAGGTGATCGTCGACAACAGCGTCGCAACCAACTTCGGCACCGCCACCAGCGAGGACGAGATCTATGTCGTCCCCGCCAGCGAATGCCACCTGTGGGAGGACCCGAACGCGCCAGTCTTCATAAGGGCTGAACAGCCCGCAGCGGCCACCCTTGGAGTCTTGCTCGTGCTGTACGGCTACTTCGCGTATAGTTTCCGGCGCTACGCCAATGGAATGGGCAAGGTCGGTGGTACCGGCTTAGCTACACCGGCATTCTGACCTTCTAACACCGTT